CAGACTTTATACCTTTTGGTCAAAACAATTTATTTCCTCAATATTTAGCAGAGCTAAAAAGAAAATCATCTACACATCGAAGTGTATTAGCACAAAAGACAATCTTTACAAGTGGTGCTAAGTTTGTTACAAAAAATGATAATTTAAAATCATACATCAGAGATGTAAATGCAGATGGAGAATCTCTTAGAGATGTATATAAAAAATTAGCAGATGACTATTACACTTTTGGCAACGCATACTTAGAAGGTGTTTTGTATGAGGGTGGTATGAATTTATATCATGTAGATGCAACTACTGTTAGAATGTCCAAGACAAAGAAAGATGTATATATACATCCTGACTGGGCAAGATACAAGATGGAGAAAAAGAAGATGAATATATTACCCTTATATCCAGTAGTGCGTAACAATAGATTTATTATACATTTTAAAGATTACGAACCAACATTTAATTTTTATGGGTTACCTGACTATGTAGCTGCACTAGAACACGTTGCAGTAGATTATGAGATTGGTAAATGGAATCACACAAAGTTTCAAAATGGTTTTCAACCATCAGCAATCGTTGAGATAAGTGGTGATATGGGAGAAGATGAAGCAAAGAA